CGTTCCTCCCTTATTCCGAACATACGTACCAACAGGCTCCTTACGAACCCGTAGACTTAGAGACCTATGAGAAGCTTAAGGAGGAATTCCCAGAGACGATTGATTGGAACATCTCTGAGAACTCTGACATGACAGAAGGGTCTCAGCAGTTAGCTTGTACGGGCAACAACTGCGAGTTGTAAACTACAGGGGCTTCGGCCCCTTTTTTATTTCCCCGCTGCTTTCTTTAACTCCCTAAACAGCTTTGGATCTTCTGCCTGAAGTCTTTCTAATCTACCCTTAGACTCCAAGTTTCTATACAAAGCACGTTTACCTGCTGGTGGTAAGTTACGTATTGTTTCTTTACGTTCTTCACTGAACATCAGTTCTTTAGGAGTAGTAAGCGCTGCAACGCCCCCGGCCTGAGCGCCCACTGTGGTGGCTGGAGTAACGCCGACAGAATCCAAAGCTTCTCCTATTGCTGTGGTTCCTCTTCTTAAAGTTTCTTGTCCTCCAGACTGTCTAGCGATTATTCTTTGTGTTAGTTCTTTACTTAGAAGAGCAGAGCCCACACCACCAGTTACTAAAGAGGCCTTTAAACTTCCTGATAAGCCGGGAGCAGCAAACAAAGCTGCTTGCCCAACAAGAGCAGTATTAAACAAGCTTTCAAACACAGAAGCATTAAAATTACTTGGCATCATATCACTTAAAGCTTTTGTTTCGTTAGTTGCCTGAGCTATTCTAGTGTCAACATCTTGAAGCTGTAAAGCATACCTTTGTTTAACGTCTGCAATTCTTTCCCTCATAGCTCCTTTAGCTACGTCTGACGCTTTTTCGTACTGCGTAAGTTTTTTTAGGTTTGCTATCTCTTCTGCCTCTTGCTTTTTCAATAACGTCTTTGCTTTCTGAAGTTGTACACGTAAAACATTCCTGTCCTTAATAGCTTGGCGTGTTACTTGCTTTATTTGATCGTCTGCTAAACCAATGATGTTGTCTTTGTTTCGAGCATTAGTTTTTGCAAGTTGTTGTGCTTCTGCTTGTAATCTTCCTTTACCTCTAGCAGCAAACCTTGGGCTATAGCTACGAACAGCGTCTAAGTACTCAGTTGCAGTGAACGCACCGGACCTAGCGTTTCCTCCCGAAGCTCTCGCAGTAGCGTCGTCTACAGTACTGCGTATGCTCCAAGCTGTACGGTCGGCTGCAAGTTCGGCAACCTCCGACTTAGTAAGACCTTGTTCTAATATCTCGTGAAAATAGTCTTGTATTTCAGCAGACAGGCGTCTAGTAGAGACACTTTCGTTGCTAAGTCCGTTAATAGCTCTGCCTATGTTGCTCCGGAGTTGTAAAAGGTCTTCGCCTTTCATAACGCCTCCGGGCGCTTTTGTAGTAATCTCTTCAGCCACGTATATTTTAATATTACGTAATAAATTACCGTTTTCAACTAAAGCAAGCTCAGGATGGTTTTTAATAATGTCATCAATAAAAGAAGTGGCTTTTTTAGCGTCTAAAGTAAATTCCTTTCCGTTAGCTACTTTAAAACCATACTGTCGCCATAAATCATCTAAAACAGCATTAGCATCTTGCGGGTCTAACATGCCTAACTCAGCAATTGTTTCTTTAGGCGCTCCGGGAGGCGCTGCTTCACTTAAGGCTTGTCCCCTAAAAGACGCGTTAGCGGCGCTTACAGTTGCGTCAGCTTCTTTTACGGCAAGTGTTTTAGCCACGTCTGCGTTAACCCTGGCCTCCTCTAAAAGAGCAACCTCGTCATTATATTTTTGTTGTGCTTCTCCTGTAGCCTTGCTTGCAAGAAGTTTAACTTCCGCTATTTTTTCGTCTAGCTTTAACTGTGCTTGTTCACCAGCTTCTCGTGTAGACGTTGTTATTACTCTTTTTGCTCTTTCTGTTTCTTGAGCAGCTTGTTCAGAAAATTTCTTACCTGTTTCTCTAGCCATCGCAGGTGTAAGTGCTCTACCGGCCATTTTTCTTGCTTGTTGTTCTGTTAAAGTACGCGCACCGTAAGCTTTAGACACAACGCTTCTATATATAGGGGCCATACCGTGCTCAGTAAACATAAGGTTTATGAAGTCTTTACCTTTCCCTACTTGAGTTGCCATTTTATTTTCGGTAGCAAAGTCATAAGTCTTTTTAGCCCCCGCAAAGACAAAAGGAACAGCAGCAGAAATCCCAGCAGTAAAAGCAGCGTTAGCGAGTTTTTCTTCTGTGGTGTCTCCTTCATAGCCTATAACAGCCCCTTCGGCGCCCACGACCCCTGCTGTAGCTACTGGTGTTGGACTTTTGGAGACTATTTCAGCTACCTTACCAGACACAGGAACACCAAAGGTTGTCCCTGCTGCCTGCTGTCTGCCTAACTGTTGTGCAAGCTGTGCAGCCTCATCTGCTCGTGGAGCAAAAGAACCGCCCAAAGTAGCAGCAACCTCATCTGAAGCTTTTGCAGCCTGAGCGCCTTGACGCATTCTAGCGGCTTGACCAATAAGTTGTCCTCCAGCAACAGAAGCAGGGGAAAGAAGACTACCAGCAATATTAGACGTTGTTGCTACTACAGGTCTTCTTTCAGCAAACTCAGCAGACTCTGCCTCCAGTTTAACAAGCATTTCTTCACGTATGTCACCAACTGACCTTCCTTCAAATAAATCAGGATAGATTATTTTAACAGCCATTGCCGAAACATAACTACCTGCTTCTTCTGCTTTATTTAACCAAAGTCCGTCAACAAAAGCACGAGCAGCTAATTCAAGGTCGCTTGTGCCTAGTCTTCCTGAGTCCACCCTTTCAGTAAATTCCTGCATGTGTTCAGCAACGTACTGTTCTTGTTTTTCTAAAACAGGCAACGCCTCCACACCAAGAGGGTTAGTAAAACCTTCCCCTGAAGCAGCAATCGCTAAAGGATTATCAGGCGACATTTCTTGACCTGTAAATGAGCTTTTAATAGCCATGTTAGCCTCTTTATCGTGAGTAGTAGGTAGGAACAAACCCTAAAGCTTCTCGTAAGAACCTTTTTTTATCTTCTTCAGAATACAGAGGATTCCCTTGTTGGTCTGTTGCGTTTTCTACCGTATCTCTAAATGTAGTCATTACGTTGGCGTACTTCCTTCTTTCGTACTCAAAACCGGAGGTTGTTGCGTCAATACCGTCCGCTACTTGTTTATCTACGTGCTGTTGAAACAGAGCCGACATGTCTGATTGAGCAGCTAATATTTTTTCTTCTGCTTCTAAATAACGAATAATTTCCTGTGACTTCGCGTCTGCTTTAGGAAAACCTTGACTAAAAATCTCAATGTCTCTATCAGAAGCAACACCCGGAGGAAGACCGTTAACAATGTCAGTGTTTCTAGTCCTTAGAAAGTCTGTCTTTTGTTGTTCTTCAGCGTCACGTAGGCCAGCAAAGTCTAAAACTTGAGTTCTTAGTGCGCTAACAACACCTGCAGATTTATCAGGAGACGCTATTAATTCATTTTTAAGTTGTCTAGCCCTGCCGAAACCAATAGTAGATTTACCAGAAGCAACGTCCATTTCAATGATTCTTTTTTCCACATTTGTAGGTATACTGCCTCTTTCTTCAGGGTCTTCAGCAAGTCTCAAGGCGCTTGTGTCGATGTTGCCATCAGCATCTAGTTTAATTGTTGTAGGATCGTATTTACCGCCTTTAAGCAGGTCAGCATACAGCGTGTTTTGTTGTTCTTTAAAAGGAGCTCTTGCTAATACTTCGCCAGTAGCTTTGTCCGCTAAAACACCTCCAGCAGAAATAACTGTTGTATCTCTTCCTTTGGGCGTCAAGTACTCCATAAGTTGTTCTGCAGTCATGTTTCTGACTCTTGCTGAATTTCCTGCAGGGTCGTCAGACCTAGTTGCCTTTTGCAAAGCTTGGCCCATTAGCCGTCCTTTTCTTGCTTTTTCTTCAGCTGCTTGGGCTACGGCCTGTTGACCCTTAATAGCGGCTTGACCTGTAGCACCGGCCTCAGTAAACATGCCTTTACCAACCTGTTGTCTAGCAAGTGCGGCATTGTACTCAGGAGTGCCGGGGGTGTACTTAGACATTTCTGCCTGCATTGCCTGAGCTTTTTGTCGCTCTTGAAGCTGCTGGGGCAGTGTAGCAGCACCGCCTACAGCAGACAATAGCCCACCTTGGACAGAACCCATAGGGCTTGCCATCTGTCTTAAAAATTCTTGTGAAAACTTAGCCACGATTTCTCTCCTTAATCAATATGCTTTCGAAGCTTTACGGGAAAAGCCGTTGCCACCAGCGTCCGTCATTGTTACTATCTGTAATACCCAAGAAGTCAAACAAACCTCTGCCTCCGCTAACAACGTCTTCAAGTATGTTGCCACCCGAACCACCGCCTTGAGGAACAGTAAACGCCCTGTCCAACATAGTTCCACCTACCTGACCCAAAAGATTAGCTCTTGCTCGTTCCATAAGTAGTTGTTGCTCAAGACCCGACATAGCCGTTTCACCAAAGAGACCGGCACCGTACTGCTGAAGTCCTGACTGAAACTCAGCTAGTTGTTGAGACGGCTGAGTAGCAGCAAGCAGTTGTCCTTGAGGCATATAACTAGCACCAAACAGTTGCTGACCTAGGTTTGCCTGTTGTAACTGCTCTGATTGAGCCTGTTGCATTGCCTGAATAGCCGCTGTGTTTTGTGCTTCTTCTCTGGCTTTAGCTAATGCAAGCTGCTCTGAAGTGCCGCCGTATTGAGCCGTACGTACGCCAAGGCGTCCTTGTCCAGCCAAGCGTTCTTCCAAAGCTAAACGCTGTCTCTGTTCTTCGGGAGTTTGTACGGCCCGTATGCGGTCAAATATTTCCTGCTCACGTTCAGTTCTAGGCGCTTGTGCTTGTTGATAAAACTGTTGCGCTCCTCCTAGTAACTGTTGCTGCATTGCTTGTTCTTCAGGAGACACACCCATAGTTGTAGTAAACTGACCGGTAGTAGGGTCAAGTTGAGTCCCAAATTGTCCACCAGTAGAAGTAGTTACTGTAAAGGGTTTAAACTGGGTCTGCTCTAGGCCTGCCTGAGCAATGTCTAAAGCTCCCGGAACCTCGCGTCCACGCACAGTTGTACCAACTAAGGCTTCTTCGCCAACATCGGACAACCTGTTGTATTCTTCAGCGGTCAATAAACCGCCAATAACGCCCGGTATAGCGACCTCTGGTTGAAGCAAATAATCTAAAATGCTCATTTTTTTCTCCTAGTTAAAGCAGCTTACCTATTAAGGCCATTACGTTAATCTCCTGTAGTGACAAAGCAAAGCCGTCTATTTCAGATTCTAAGCCTACCTGTACACTTGTCCCATATCCTGTTGTGTTCAATGATCGTGCGTTAGTTAGCTGACCACCTGTAAATTCTACCGTTGTATACTCACTTTGACCGTAAAAGCCTGTAATCTGAGTACCTACCGTAAACTCTGCTGTAGCGTATGTAGTATCAAAGTCATACGCCCACTTCATAAATACGACTGAGCTATTGGCACCTACTAAAGTTGGCTTCAGTTTTTTAAGGATCTTAACTCTTGAGCTATCACCAAAGGTTAAACTTGGACTATAGTACTTAAAACGATAGCCAACGCCGTTGTCGCTGTAGCCTGTATATGTACTAATACCGTTAGCAGTCCCTACGTATAAAGTACCGTCACTAAGGCGTGTAAACGATGTAAAGCTAGTAGACGGCCAACGAGTAACACGGTATGATCCGTTCTCTAACGTACCCCGTACGTCAAAACAGTACGTTACGTCTTGACCTACAAAAGTAAGCAGATAGAAACCTTCTTCTGGACTATAAACAGACCTAAAGAACTGAGCCTCATTCTGCAACGCAGCAATAATATCTTTTGTAATATTGCCTGACAAACTACTAATAGGCATTGACTTTTCTTGTATTGTTCTGCCAAAGCTTTTAAGGCCGGTGTGTGACAAGAACAACAAGTCAGTACCTGTATACTGCACAGTGTCTCTGTTGACACAACCAATACCTGCCACAGTATCTGCTAAAGTCATAGAAGCAGGAGAAGTAGCTCCATCATACACAATAATACTATGCTCACCAAAAATTATTAAGGCGTTGTTATGTGCTGCTAAAGCTACAATTTCATCGTAACCGTCAGGCCATACCTTAGAAATATCAATAGAACCGCTAGAACCACCTGACCAGTGAATACCATTTAACAAATCAGACCAGTATATTGTAGACTTGTCCGTACTAAAGTCTGCTGTCCAGAGCCTGCCGTAAGCCGCTAGTACCTCGTTGCCGTACATGGTGCTAGCAACGCCGCTAGCGTGCGTATGGTCGCTCATAGCTTGTACAGCGCCAGAGGTGTTGTCATACACTAAAGGCTCAAAGCCTCTCTGAAACATATAGATACGGTCGTTAAAGTCTACAAGCTTCCAGTTGTCTGCGTTAATACTATAGCCACTAGGAGTCTCGTCTACTAATGTAGTCGTACCGCTAATAATCTTGTTGTTACCAACAGAAAAAATCTTAGTGTTTCCTGCGTTGTCTCTAAACTCTTTGATAGCACGTAATGAATCAGTCCCCAGTACAGTCTTGTTAGTTGTAACAACAGTGTGGCCCTTACGTGCAGCAATACGACCACGTTTGTCAATCACAGCGTTGTCTGCAATTTCTGCAAACGACGGGTCTTGAGCCAGTGGCGAGTCTTCGGTGTTAACACCTTTGAATGCCGGAGCTACAAGATTGATACTTTTAAGTTCTTGAGCCATATCAGATAGTCCTAAAGATCATCTCTTCTGGGTGTTTTGCTGCGTCAATAGCAACAGCGTCAGACAAAAACTTGTCAGCAATAGCAAAGTACTCAGCAGTAGAAGTACCGCCTGTTTCTCCACGCTCTCGTGCAAGCAACGCTACCGCAAGGTGTACTACAGGCATTGCAGGTACAAGCATAGCGTCCGTGTTGGCACTCAGGTCTGCTTGCCTTTTAATAACATTAAATCTTAGGCTGTACACGCCGTCTGGTTTAGGACTAACAAGAACTTCAGTGTCTCCGTTAGCGTCTAGTCCGTTGTACGTGTAATACAAAGGCGCACCTTCTGACTGATTAACTAAGTATATCTGCTCATTAAACCAGTCTTTAGTCTGGTAGTTCATAAAGCAGTTCTTAGTGTCGTTAAGAACAGACATGACTTTTACATTGTCGCTACTGCCAGTTAGTGAATAACTGTTGTCTGATGCAGCAGTAGTTACTACAAGGGTATCACGCAAAGCAGACCAATCAGTTGCTTCTTCTACTATTTTTTTAGCGTCGTTTATAAAGTCGCCAACCATTTTAACGTAAGTGGTGTTTGTAACGGATGTAGTCTCTTCTTCTCGAAGACGACGTAATACGTTGTTCATTAAATTTAGATATGTCATGCTAGTTTCCTATTAGGATCGCTGGTAAACATGCCTAGGTTCATAGGTTGTATTTGTGGTGTAGTTGTTTGCCTATCAATCATCTGATTAATTTGTTGTAGTGCAGACGGTTGTTGTTTAACAGGGGTAGATCTTACAACTTGCTGTACCTGCCTAGGCGTTGCTTTTTCTTCAAAAGGAGTATACTTAAACTCTCTTTGAGCAGCAGCTATTTCTTGTGCTGTTGGTTGTTTTGCCCCTAAACCAAATAGACCTAAAGTGGCTAACCCAAGTTGTTGCCCAAGTTGTCCAAAGCCTGACTCTAGTTGTCCTCCTATTCCTTCAAAACCTGTGCCAAGCTGCTCTGAAAGACCTTCAGACAGTCCTTGGATGTTTTCGCCTAGTCCTGTACCAAGACCAGCAATAGAATCTACTACCGTACCTACATCAGTGCCTATGCTGTCTGCAAGGCCTGTTAGTCCTAAAAGAACATTTGTTTCTAAGTCAGTAAGCTCCCCACCAAGACCAGAACCTAAAGTAACAATAGCTGCTTCAATATCGTCGGTTTGTACACCCAGTGCGTCAGCAAGGCTTTCAACACCTTCTGTTACTGCTGTGGTTACTCCGCCTACTGCTTCTTCAACACCAGTAAGTTGGTCACTAAGACTAGTAATGTTTTCTGTAAGTCCGGTTTCAAGGTCAGTAACAGAATCTACTACATCTCCAATGTTTAAGCCTAAGTTGTCGGCTAAATCGCCTAAGCCAGTTAAAACAGAAGTTTCGAGGCCAGTGAGGTCCTCGCCAGTAGCAGTACCAAGGTTTGAAATAGCAAGAATAAGAGCGTCTGTTGAAAGACCTAGGTTTTCAGCAAGGTCGTCAATACCGCTTTGAACTCCTCCAATGCCTTCTCCAATGCCTGTAAGTTGATCGCCTAAACCCTCAATACCGTCAGCAACATCAGTAGTGAGGTCTGTTACCGACTCAACGACCCCGCTTATGTCTGTGCCAAATTCTTCCGAAATGTCCCCTAAACCCGCAAGAATATTTTCTTGTAGTGTAGTAAGGTTTTCTCCGTCAGCCCCACTAAGATTAGAAATAGCAGTAAGCAAACCGTCTGTAGACAGTCCTAAGCTTTCTGCTAGCTCATCAATTCCACTTTGAACTCCAGCGATGTCTTTGGTAAGACCTTCAAACTCCCCGCTTAACTGTGTAGCTACCTGCTCTGCTGTAAGCCCTTCAGGAATACTATCTACAATTCTTTGTACGTCAGCAATAGTTGCCGAAGGCGGTATAGTTACGGCCCCTTCAATCTGAGCAAGCTGTGCTTCAGTAAATCCGTAGTTAGTTAAAATATCACGGACGTCATCGGGACTAGCTATTGATAAATTGCCGATAGTTTCCTTGATTGTGTCTACGGCAGCGTCTAAATCTTCACCAACAACAACATCTTCTAAAGCAGTTGCTAAGTCGCTATTGCTAATATTTTCAGGTAGGGCGTTAATTATCTGGTTAATTTGTGATTCGCTAAACTCAAACTCTGACAGCGCATCTCTTACGTCTTGAGGACTTGCAATAGCCAAACCACCAAGCGTGTCCGTAAATAACTTTTGTATTTCGTCTAACGACGGCCCTGCTTCAGGTATCTGATCTTCTAGTCTATCTAAAGCAGTCTGAATTTGATCCATAGAAGCGGTTGAAGGGAAGACAATACTGTCTTTAATTTGCTTAATTTGAGCGTCAGTAAACGTATCAGGAAAAGCAAAGTTTTCAAAAGCTTCATCCAACATTGTTTGAAAGTCTGACTTAGTTGCAACGTCAGATTCTAACATTAAGTCAATAACTTCTTGTGCAGTTAGGTTCTCAGGTAAATTGTCTAGTTCTTGTCTAAGCTCTGCCAAAGTAACTGATTCAGGTATATTTACGGCTTGACTTATCTGCGCAAGTTGTTCTTCAGTAAATCCATATTCAGTTAATAGTGTTCTAATGTCTTCTGTACTTGCTATGTCTAAATCACCAATTAGATCCGTAATAGTGTCTACTGCGGCTTCTAAGTCTTCTCCTACTACTACGTCCTCTAAAGCAGTAGACAAGTCAGAGATGTTTAAACCTTCAGGAAGTGCGTTGATAATTTGAGTAAGTTGTTCTTCACTGAAGTTAAATTCAGCTAAAGCGGTTCTAACATCTTCAGGACTGGCAATATTTAAACCGTCTAAAGCAGTATTAAGCAAAGTACTCATTTCTTGCAAAGTAGGCGCTTCTGCTGGCATTTGTTCAGCAAGCCTGTCTAAAGCTTCCTGAACTTGAGCCATAGTAGCGCCTTCAGGAATAACGATTGTTTCTCTAAGTTGTTCTACTTGAGCATCAGTAAAGGTGTCAGGGAATGGGAAGTTTTCAATAGCTTCTTCTAATAACGTACCCACGTCTCCTACTACGTCTTCTCTGAATTGCTCCATGTAAGTACCGAAGTCTTCGTTACTCATTAAATCTGCATCATTTAAAGCAGTAGCAATATCTTCAGGAGTAGAGTAACCGGCGTTAGCAACGGCTTCAATAAAGTCTTCAGCGTCTCCATAAGGCAGGTTAGCCAAAGCAGTAGCTAACTGCTCTGGTGTTAGTACTTCAGCCATTGCTTCAGAAAACTCTTCTGTGGTTAATAAACCAGCATCAGATAGTAAAGTAGAAACAGTATTTTGAATTTGAGTAAGGGATACGTCATTAAGCTCTGGGAAAGCTTCTTCTATCTGAGAAAGAGTAGGTAAGTCAGTAACATTAAGAGCAGCAAGAGCGTCAATAATTTCTTGTGTTTCAACTTGATTGTCTTCTCTTATTTGCCCAACAATGTCGTTAAACATTTCTTCAGTAATGCCGGGCTCGTCGTCTTCAAAACCTGTGGCTTCTTGCGTAGTGTCTTCAAGAATATCTTCTTCAACAGTTTCCTCTTCATAACGATTTAGTTCTTCTTCTAAAGCTTCTCTAACTTCTGGATCTTCTTCTCTTTCAATTGCTTCTTGTAGTTGCCTTATAAGAGTTAAATTGTCGGCAGTGGTGTTTAAATCTCCAGAAACAACGGCTCCCATAGACCCTGTTGCGCTTCCAGAAGTCGAGGCTCCAGCAAGAAAGTTAACGACGCGTTGAGTTACTGATCCCTGTTCTGTATAAGCATTAGATGCTGCTTCTATAATTTTATCTATAAACTCAGGTGTTTCTAAACCTTCTCTAAAAAATCCAACAACAGTTCCTACAGAATCACGAAGAACTGGGCTTCCAAAAGTGCCTTCAGCAGCAAACTGTAAAAAGTTTTCGTAACTTAATGTCCCGCCGTTTGGCATTAAAACACGATTTAAGGTGCCTACCACATTGCCTTTATCGTCGTATTCGTTTACTAGCTTAAATAAAGTACCATCTTCTAAACTAATCCAATCTTGTCTTCCGGTATACTCGTTTATAGACTCTGCAAGTTGGTTTAAAACACCAGACTCTTGGATTTGTTTAATGGCTTCTGACCCTAAGCCAGCAGTTATTGCAGCTTCTAAAGCTTCTCCAAAGTCTAAATCACCTGTCATTACTAATTGAGTAGCTGCGTTCACAATTCCTGCTGAAGCACCGGAAGCAACTGAAGCAGGTAAACCAAGGCCGGTTGCTTGATTAGCAACTGTAGCTACTTTAGGTGCGGCTAAATATTGTGTAAGCCCTGCGCCAACGTAGTAAGTCATTGCCGCCATAATACCAGCTTGAGCAAACTGTGTAGGTCCGGGACTACTTACTTCTTCGGTTTTAACGTAAGCAGAGCCGTTCCATCTAAATTTATCGCCAGACTCGCTGTATGTTATAGGCTGAACGCCATATTTTTCTAACAGTGCTTGGTTAGCGTCAGAGTTAATCCAGTTATTATAAGCGCCTTGTTGAGTGCTTGTTTGTTGTCTACGAAGATTTTCTAGGTTTTGTCCGGGATCGCTAGCGTCTATAGTAAGATCAGCGTCTCCCTCAAGAATCATTTGCTGGTCTTCTGTGAAGCCAGTATCTGCCTCTGCCCAGTTTCCTGTGTCGTAGTCTCCTGACTGAATTAACTGTTCACGCTCAGTCATGTAAGCAAGGTAGTTATTAAACGACCCAAACATTTCTTGTAGTCTGTTTACGTCATCACCTTCAAAGTAATCACGCAACTCATCTACAGTTAATTGTTGTACTTCACCAGTTTGACCATATAAATAGTCAAGCTGTGCGTCTCCTTTTTCACGCCCTTCAACAAAGGTAAAGGTCATCTCAGCAGGAGTCTCTGGCTCATCCTTAACGTCCTGCATAGGCTTAATGCCGCCTGTCTCAGGAGCAGGAGCTGGAGCATCAGTACCAGTCTCTTCTGTTACACCACCAACAGGACCGCCATTAGGATCAAAACCGCCAGTTTCTCCAGCAGGCGTTTTGTTAGGATCAGTAGTAGGAGTACCAATAGGTAATGTCTGAGTAGGTGCAGTAGTTTTAGTAGTAGGCGCAGGCTTAGTCAGCATCCCTTCGGCTCTTTCGGCGCTTACAGGAATGTACCCGACAGGAGTATGCTCAACAAGCTGTCCGTTTATTTCTAAAATATCACCGTACGCCATATTACTTCTTCCAGTTAGCCAGGCCGCGAAGGCCAAACGATGCCGCTACAGCCGCACCCAAGAAACCTTTGTACCACTCAGGCATAGCGTTGAGCGCTTCAAAGCCCGACATTACTACAGGGACCATGCTAGGAAAGAACGCAAGAATACATGGGATTGAAAACAGAATAGTAAACCACTCGTCTTTCCATGAGTTAGCCGCATTGTTTGCATGGATGTTTTCCCAGTTAGCGTCTTGCTGTATAGCTACCATCTTAGCTTCATGGACAGCTTTTTTCTCTTCGGACTTACGTTCAAAGTGTCCTGTGACTAACGATGCTAATGGTCCAATAAGCTGTTGTATCATTCTGTATCCTGCTCCCATAGAGCTTCGATAGTTCCAATACGTATTGTTAACTCGTGAACTTCTTCTTCTATCTGACGTAAGCCAATAACATCAATCTGAATGCTTTCAATCATCATGTCTTGTCTAGCATCATCAGGTAGTGATCCAAGTTCTCCGCGAGGCCATAGGATACGAAACTCAGTGTTACGCTCTATTTCCAACTGTGATTTGTCAAAAGAATGTTCAATAGTGTTAAGACGCTCTTGGATACCAAAGTAAGCCATAGTAGCAATCGACGTAGCCGCAACCATAGCAATCAGGTTACGAATAGGGATTGTTACATTTGTTGACTCATTAATATCCATAACTACCTAGCAAACTCTAGGATAGCAACAGCAACAACTATGATTACAGAGATAGACGCAAACCCACCTTGCATCATCTTCTCCAGCCTATCAAAGCGTCTGTTATGCTCATCAAGCTGTAGCTGGATCATTTGATACCGTAAGGCACACTCAGCTTCATGTTTGTCTAAACGTGCTAATGCGTCATCTACAGAATTCATACCAACTTCCTTTTATTAGTTTACCAAGGAACGCCAGCCGCAGTGACAGGGTTCTTCTCTGCTTCAATCTTAGCCGCTAGAGCCGCCTCAGTTGCTTCCTGATCGACAGTCTCCCATACCCAGCCTAAGACTATCTCTTCGGTTAGATCGTCGTAGGGGACGTAATCAGGGTCTGTAGGGTCTGGCGTGAAACCTACAGTACCGTATGCAGAGGCAGAGAATGTTTCTTCACCTACAGTCTCAGACTCACTGACACGCCAGTGTGCTACTACTACTGCACCGTCCATGTCTGCTGGTTGTAAGTCTCTTTCTAGTGTTGCGATTGTCCATGTAGCCATTAGTTTTCTCCTAGTTAGATAGCGGCGATGATAAAGGCAAGTAGTTCAGAGTAACGCACACCCATTCGTGTACGCTCTTCACCAGTTTCTTCATCAGTCCAAGTTGTTGAAATAAACATTGCGTAGCGTCCAGCGTCCAAGCCTTCAGCAGTAAATGCATCTTGAAGATCTTGAGCAATAATGCCGAAGTGAATACGCGCATCATCACCCTTGTCTGCTACTGATGACTTCCAACGGAACTTACGAAGCAATCCCTTACACGCTACAGCTACACGTTGCTCTGCGTCAGACAGTGCTTCAATGTCTTGCTTTTCGTTGCGGTCAGATGTTTGGATGGTGCTGTTAGTAGCATAAATATCATCAAAACGCGCCGACGCCGCTCCTAAATCTGTCGTGTCATCTGAGCTTGTTCCAGTTGAAGTAGCTGGACGAATTGAAGCATTGTCAAAGCGCAGACCAGAGCCGCTTCCATAAGAGCCGTGGATGTAAAAACGGGAAAGATTAGCACCAATACTACCGACTACTGTGCCGTCTTTGGTGAAGTTGAGCAACGAACCGTCAGATGTTTTGCGGTAAAGCTCTAGTGGCGTATCGCCATCTCTTGTAAATACATTGTAGCCATTAGCACGAAGCTCTTGTCCTACAACAGAAGAACCTGCGGAAGTCTTCCCAACCAACAAGTTGCCGCTTGCATCGATGCGCATGGCATTTGCGAAACCAGCAGACTTAAATTGTATGTGGCCTGTTGTATTAGCAGAGCCTAGACCAATTTCCATGTTAGAGCCGTTAACTAGCTCCAGCATACGAGTCGTGTTGTTAGACTGATCTATTAAGGTTGCTTGTACGCCAGCGTTGTCATATAGGCTAAGTTCACCGCCATTTTCGTTGTAGCTAAATTTATGCGAAAGTGAGCCAGCATTTGCTTTTATCTCAACGTTGCCACTAGAGTCGATGCGCATGCGTTCTGAGCTTGCGTTTGCGTCAGTAATTGTAAGACTACCGTCTGTAGTGCTTAAAATGTCATAAGCACGTCCTGACCCTCCAGCAACCTGTAGTCTTGCACCTGTATTTACACCACTGGTTCTTAGATGTAGCTTTTGTGCAGGAGTATCTTCTCCAATACCCAAAGACTCCGCAGACGCATCCCAGAACAACTTAGCCGTTGTGCCAGTGTCTTCGTAGAAGCTGATGTCTCCTGTGCCATCTATTCTCATGCGGTCTTTAAGAGCCACATCTGCAACAGACGTTTGGAAAATCATGTTAGGAATTGGAAGGGCATTTGTTCCAGAACTTTCTGAGTAAATTCTAGCCATTACCGCTGGGCCGCTTCCTGACGTGTCTTCGGTGTACCAATCAATACCGCCTAAGTCTTCACCTCCAGACCAAGTGACTGCTGGGCTGTCTAGCCTAAGAATAGGAACAGAATCAGAAATGTTGACATCACCACTAACAGCCAAACCATCAGCCGTCACAGTACCGGACACGTCGATGCCTGTAGAGGTAAGTTTTAAAATCTGTGAAGGAGTGACGCCACCGACTTTAAAATTCATCTCAGGCGAAGTCGCACCATATCCCGCTTCAATTGTTCCGTATAGTGTGCTAGCTGTGTGAAAATCTATTCCTACACGGTTGTTGGCTCCTGCGGTATTGTTGTATAGCTTCAACGCCTTAGTAACACCTGACGCTGTCTTGTCTAAACTCAGTGACTCATCACTAGCCGACCATTGGAACTTCGCAGTCGTGCCCGTGTCCTCAAAAAAGCTGATATCGCCTGTATCTCTAGCAACAGATAATCTTTTTGTCACTGCTGTTTGATTACCCGAAAGAACATTTAAAGTATTGTTGCTTCCATCAAGGTCTATACTAAAACCATAGTTATTTGCAGAGCCAAAAGAACCTCCAGCAGAGCCTTCAAGCAAATCAATACTTGCTGTTTCGGCTACGTTTAAGGCATCAGTACGAGAAACAATAAACCTAGCCGCCGCACCTGTTTCTTCAATACGTCCTTCACCATCGACAGTCAAACCATCAGCCGTCACAGTACCCGTTACGTCGATGCCTGTGGAGCTGGTGGCTAGTTTGGCTACGTCTGCTCTGTACAGTGTAACGCCAGTGGTGGCATTAAAACGAGCGGCGTTGGCTGTCCCGTCTTCTGATTGCACAAAAAGATCATCTGAGCGCAACAAAAGATTATTGCCGCTGATTCGTAAGTCACCTGTACCGTTTTCAGTGATAAAGCTAGTCGCACCTGAGTGATAAATCTGTAGGTCAGGGCCAGCACCGAAGAGTGCCTTGTCGTTGTCACCAAACGCAACATCAGTACCACCAGTAGCGTTACCGTTAGCAAGGACTTCAGCGAGTGTGTCTGACGTAGCAACCTGAGAATCTACATAGGACTTGATCGACTGCTGTGTAGCCAATGCCGTAGCACTGTTGCTAGACATGTTGTCTTGGTCAAGGATGTCAGTAACTGTGACTGCACCTGTACCTGACAGACCGTCAAACTCTACAGTTCCGTTGACAGTAGCACCGGCAAAGGTTGGTGAGTCTGTAGTAGCAACGCCTTGGTTCAGAGCTTTGACAGAGGCTTCGCTAGTCAACTCAGAGTCCATCAACGCACCAGCGGCTGTGACGTTAGCTGTGTCTGTGACGTCTGCTGAGGCTTCAATGCCGTCCAGTTTAGTTCCGTCAGTTGCTACGTCGCGTCCATCAAAGGTGCTGTTAGTAGTAATGGCACCGGTCATTGCTCCGCCAGTCTTAGGCAGTGCGTTGTCAGCAGTAGTGCCTTGTGCGGCAGTAGCGTAGTCAGCAGAGTCAAAAGCTTTAACTTGTGCTAAGTTAGTAACCTCTGAGTCCATCAAGGCACCAGCGGCAGTAACATTAGTAGTATCCGTTACGTCTGCATTGGTTTCTACTGTGTCTAGCTTAGTACCGTCTGCGGCTACGTCTCGACCGTCTACAGTACCGCCTACAGTGACATTACCTGTAGAAGTAACAGCGGCGAATGTAGGGCTATCAGTGGTAGCAACACCTTGGTTTAACGCCTTAACAGCAGTGATGTTAGTTAACTCACTGTCCATTACAGCGCCAGCGGCAGTTACGTTAGCTGTGTCAGTAACGTCTGCGCTAGTTTCAATGGTGTCTAATTTAGTGCCATCAGCGGCGATGTCACGGCCATCTACAGTGCCTGTGACTGTGATGTTGCCGGTAAAAGAGGGATTTTCTATGTTTGACTTTGAGTTTACCGCTGTTTGAATGTTGTCAAACTCTGTACCAAATTCAGCGCCTCGAATGATTTTACCTGAGTCGCCTGACGGTAAGGAATCTTTTGATGTAAAGTCAGTAGTCTTTGTATAGTCAGTCATGGCTTAACGCTCTCAGTAAAGTAGTCGTAGGTTTTGAAGAAATAAAATGAGGGTACTAACTGTTGCCAGCTTTCCCCTCAGAACTACTTACGCGTCGTAGACAGCAAGTACAAGACCAGCTTCTGGACGGTATACCTGAACACCGTAGAGAGTGTCAGCAGTGTACAGCGTTGAGAGGTACTCTTGCTTGTACTGAGTCTGTGAACGTACAGTCATCTGCTCTGCGTGTACAAGAGCGTCCTTCTGCATAAGGATACAACCACGTACATTGGACTCAAGTGTTGGGCAGTTGGATGAAACGTAAACGTCTACGCCATACAAGTTACCAATGAGGCCAGTGTTAACAGTCTGTCCTGATACGAAGTCAGAAGACGAGAATCGCTCAGTACCCATGATGGTGTTACGTACTACTGGAGGAACGATAATGCAACGTCCGTCCATTGGTACGTCAGCATCGTCCAACAACTGAATAGCTTGACGGAAGCCAGCATCGCTAAAGACGTCACCAGCAGCTACGCTGTGTCCACCAGCAGCATCAAACAAACTTAATGGAGTACCACCTGTTGCTGCGGCATCAAAGAAGTATGAGTTACTGTTTTCCCAGTCAGCACCAGTAGGAGCAGCAAGATCCATAGTTCCGTTACCGAAACCAGTAGCAGCGTTCATAAGGTCAGTATCAACCTTAAGAGCCAGCTGATAACCAGCATCTTCAGTGTAGAACTGACGGAGGCTGTTAAGCGCCTGTACTTCTACAATGTCTTCGATGAAACGTGAGTACTCGAAGTGACGATTAACAGAAACCTGCAATTCGCCTTCTACGTTTGCTTGGATGTTGACAGCAGTGTCAGCAACCTTAGCAGAAGCAGCACCACGGATAGGCTTAGGAATGTGAATTACATCACCCTTCTTGCCTGTCATTGGAAGCTTCTTGACCAGAGGAGCCATCTTCAGGTTCTTCTGATAGGCAGCAATTACTTCGTCACTCCAGATTTCTGGAATAAAAGTAGCAGCTGCTGTTTTGTTGACGATACTTCCACCGCCAACCGTACCGGGATAAGTTTGAGTAGCCATTGTAATCTCCTAGATTATTTTACTCGACCCTCCGCATAAGCTGCCATAATCTCATCGGCTAATGCTGTATAACGGTCCGGGTCTGTTCTCATAAGTTTAATAATATCGGCCCGACGATACACTTTCTTCCTTGTCCCTTGGCTACTGCCTCGTGCATTACCTGTACTAGCTGCCTTCAGTGTTTGCTTCCGTGCCTGTTTTTCAACATTAGCAGTCTGTTGAGCAACTACTTTACGTTCTTTCCAGAGTGTAAATAGTTCATCAGCAGAATCGGAATCATACTGTTGGTCAGCCGCTACAAACAACTGAGTCCTAATCTTAGACGCTTTGATCCATTCTGCAAACTTAGGGTCACTAAGTATATTTTGCATGTCTGGGTGTTTGGCTTGAAGCGAAGCTAGTGACGACTGCTTTTTGTACTGCGTAGTGTACTGCTCTGCTTCTCTAATCTTAGGGTGGTTCTCAATAGCACGATTAACAGCACCTTGTGGATCAGTGAAGTAATCTATGTCATCTTCAGGCTCAACAGTTTGTTGAGGTGCTTGTGCAGTAGTTTGATTAGAAATATAATCATCTACCACTTTGCGAAGTTCACCTACCTCACCGGACTGACGACCTAAAAGCTTTTCAGCTTCTTGGTGCATCTGTACAACTTCTTCCAGCGACTTACCTTGGTACTTCTCTGGAACGGTAGACTGCTCTTGAGGTTGCTCAGTTTGTTCTTCTACGTACTGAGTCTCATTTGCTTCTTCATTTATATCGTCCGCGTTTTCCATTTCGGGCTGCGGGTCAACTAATGTTGCTCTTGACATTATTAAGCTCCGTGATTATAATCATTATGGAGTTACTATTTATTACCTGCTTTTTCGTGTTCCCTAGCCCATTTAATGTGTGCTCCGGGGAATGAACCATCGGAGCCATTAAGGTGGAAAGACGGGGCAGATACCATTTTTGTAGCGTTAGCGCCACAACCGCACCTACTGGTTGTAGTACCTGACGTTACAAATTCTTCAAAGACGTGACCGTTAGTGCAACGGAAGTCATATATTTTATACATCTACAGGATCTTCTTCGTCGGCTTCAGCTTGGTCTCTGGCAGCCTCAATAGTACTCTGTAGGTTAATTACGGTAGCAAAAGCAGCAACTTGTCCTTTACGGAAGTGTAAATCTTCTACGTTTTTTACAGTCTGTATATCTGCTAATTGCTGTGCGTTAGTAGAAAGCTCTTGAATGAGTTGTTTGAAACCTTCACTATTGAAGAGTTCGTTGTAGTTGTTAAAATAAGTTTCAAGCTCAGATGTCATTGGTTTCTCTAATGTTGTTAACTATAGTTTAATTATATCATACTTTTTAGTAAATGTCAAGCTTTTCTAGTGGTTTTCCTACGCTTACCAGAAGCTGTGACTGCATGTTTAATAGCTTTAGGTCCTGTCTTACGTGTAGCAGAGGACTTCTTTTCTGCTGCTGTCATCTTAGCTGCTACTGCCTTAGGCCGACAGGAGGGGTATGGACGAGTAGTTTTCTTAGAGCCTACTTTTTTTGTAGACTTACGACCACAAGACTTACCTGTCTTAACGTCTACCCATTCTTCGTCAAACCATTTGGTTAAACCTTTCTTGGGACGTTTAGCACCTCCTGTAGAAACCCTTTTAGGCATAAGTACCTCCACGTTTTTTGTACTCACGAGTTAACCACGCAGAAGCGTAGGCAGAAGGCCATACGTCAAACTTACGTTTAGCCTCTGCTTTAACTCTAGAATACAATGCCTTATTTTTAGGAGTAGGTCCAGACTTTTTAGGCTTTGCTTTTGCTTTAGCCATGTTACTTACCTCGTCTACTTCCTGTACCTCTACTGCGTGTTACAGGCATGGCTTTCTTTTTCTTTTTGGCCGGTGGTCGTCCTACTTTGTTTCCGTATGTTCCTGTTCCGTATGGCATAACTATCTCCTTACCATTTCTTACACGACCAATATCGTGCTGTTAGTTTACTGGGTGGGCTTGTGTCACACTTGTGACGTGCTCTAAACGACTTCCGTCGTGCAGGCTGGTCCTTCTTAATGCTCATGTTTTGATCGCCAAAGCGTATGGTTTTAGTTGTGTCACCTTCTTTAGCAACGACTACAAACTTCTTAGTCTTGTGGCTAGGCGTCCGCTTTGGTTTGTTGTACCCGCTTACTCCTGCTCGTGCTAGTTTTGGGTCTTTCTTTGCTGGCATTAGATAATCCCTCCACCTTGGTTTCCAGTTGGTTTAGCTGGTCCTCTAGGACTTTGAGGCGTTGGAACGTCCCTTTGAAGTGGTCGTTGACTTGGTCCAGCAGGGACTGCATTTCCTTTTGCGTTATTAGCATTAGTCTTACCTTGTAGTTGCTTTTCTTTGAGGAGAGTATCAGCCACTTTCATACGGCGTTCAAACTCTTTATCTTCAGCATCACCTTCACGAAGGTTTCGAGTGATAGCGTTAATCTTATCTATTTCTAGTTCTTGCGGTACAACAGCAGCTTCAGCAGCTAACTTAGCAGCCCTAGCTTGTGACTCTTGAGCTTGAGCAGAGAGTGCTTGAGTCTGTGACTGCTGGAATTGCATTTGCAACTGTTGTGCTTGCTGTTGCATCTGCTGTGCTTGCGGGTTAGGCTGAGATGCCTGAGCTAGTGCTGCAAGTAGCTCTTCACGATTAGACAAATTCATGTTGTCAATAACAGATTGTATTAACGTGTTATACAACGGTGAGTCTTTACCCATAGTCTGTAACAACTGTACTAGCTGAGTAACTTCGTATTCTCTTGCAATAATACCCAAAGTACTACTAGCGTTAAATTTATAATCAGCAACAGGGTAATTTTCGGGGTCAAATTGCATGTACCTATAGGCTGCTTTCTTAACAAAAGGAATCAAGAAAGATTGTTGGAAGTTAATTAGGGTCCGTTTATGACGTTTAATAATAGCGCCAAGAGACATACTAATGCCAGCGGCAGTACTCTCGCCGTTAACCTGACCTGCAATTCCTGCTGAGTCAACGGCTCCTGTTGCTTGTTGTACCATTTGCTGCAAGGCTCCGGCCTGAGCAAAAGTGATTTGATTAACTTGGCCAAAGTTAAAAGGCTGTAAAACTTCACGTGGGTCTCCGTTGGTTAAGATCATTTTTCCGGGACGTACTTCAGGCTTAGAACCGCGTGGTAGCCGTGTAGCATCAATGGCCATCATTGGGTGAATAGTAAGGCTTAGTGCGTCTATTCTTGCACGTAACTCAGTGTCAAGAGCTTTTTGGCTGTTGTAGCCTTTTTCACATACACCACGACCCCAGAAACGTCCGGGTACTACATCCCAAGGAAACGCTACTACAGGACGGTCTTCCATCATGTAAGGGTTAGCTTCTGCTTTCAGTAACGTACCGCCGTTAGCGATCACTACAACGGCTTCTACGTACTTTGACTCAGACCCTTCCTCTTCTACCAGTTCTTCTGTATCGTCGCTTAGAGCTGAATCTAGAAGCTCTCGTGGCACTAAACCGTAGTATTTAGTGAGACGTACTTTGTCGTCACTGTAAACAGTAAGGTCTTGGTCAGGCTCTAGGTCTGTGTCAGGAGCAGCTGAACCAACATAAACATCCTTGTATACGCCTTGTTCTTGTAACAATTCTACGTGGTGCTTGCTAACAAACTCATCAATAGCTACACCCATAGCGTCTTCAATAGATGTCGCTACAGGGTCAATTAAAAAGTTCTGAGGCAGTACCGGCTTAAGTTTTACAACTACACGCTCAGTAATGTTAACGCCTACCGCTTGAAGATCACCTCCCATAACAGGTTGAGTAGCAGGAACCATCTCTTTCATTTCTTCAATAACAATCTCACCAATGCCCGTACCAAACACCGCTGAGTTAATTAAGCATTCTGCAACGGCCTTACGTACCATGCAGTTTTCAAAGTCTTCCGTAAGCTTGTTACGTAGGAACTGTACGTCTTGCTTGTCCGTATCACCGAAGTTATCACTAACATCAAACCACTTACCACGTCCAAACGTAGCCTCTTCTAGCTCCGCTACATTAGACTCAACTGCCTGTTGTAATGCAGGAGAAATAATACGGGAACGCTCAGACCCACGCTCACTGTCAGCAGGATTCCATTGACCACGCCATAATCTATAATACTCTTCAAATTTCTGTTCATAATTGCTTTCGTAGTTATCCCTCCAATCGTCACACTTAGTTATAACCCAATCTTCTAGAGACTCTTGGATCATCAATGGGTCTTGTTCATATAGTTCAGTCATATCAGTATCCTGCTACAATGTCTAAAATTTCAGGTTCATCGAACTCTATGTCCCCTATACCGTAAGGAACGTTAGCTAATTGATCTATGTACGCAAGAGAGTCAACTAAGTCATCATGCGTCAGTGGATCAGGGAACTGAAACAGTTGGTCAAGAAATCTACTGTTCCATTCACCTTTGTTTAAAGTAATGGTGTTGTTTTCAAACCTGCCTTGTAACGCCCACATTACCCTGTCTGTTTTCTTTTTGTTACCGTGCGTCAACTCTTCAATTCTAAAAAACTGTGCGTACTTCTTTTGTAAATTAAGCAAGGGTGACATAACTGCCTGTTTTGCAATTCCCCTTTCGATGCCAACAGAAATAGGGCTGTAATCACGCACAGCTTGGAAGATCTTGATAGCTGTCTCATCTAATGTCCAACGCCCATATATAATGTTTTCTACGTACCAGTCTCCGTTGTCCCCTACTTTAACTACAGATATAGCAGTCTCGTCAAGCTTGGTATTCTTTGTACGTTTTTTGCCTACTTCTTCAAAACCTGCCAAGTCGATTGCAATATAGTAGTCACCCTCGTCAGGCTCTTCTCCAAAGCTAACCCAGTCTTCCTTAAACATCTCCGAACCACGGGCTTCAAACGACGCCATAAATTCCTGACGAAACGCATAAGACGACATAGAGCGTTTAGCAATGTCAATTTCGTCCGGGTCCAATAATGGATTGTCATAAGAAGTAAAGTGCCAAGCCTTGTACGTCGGATCATCGCCTAACTCCGCATATTTGTACAGTTCATAAAAGTGGTTTCTTCCCATTGGTGTGCCTATGAACATTGCACAGCCTTTTTGGTCAGCCAACGCAGGTCTTAGGATTTGCTCAAACACTTCTGGTTTCATGTCAGCATATTCATCCATTACCAAGAACTTAAGACTGACACCTCGCATTGTTTCTGGTCTGTCAGCACCTTTAAGGCTAATGGTTGCTCCGTTGACCAACTTGATTTGCAGATTATTAATGTGACTACCAGAAATAACAGGATGTCCCAGTTCCAAAAGGGTTTGCCACATAATATCTCTGGCTTGTCCTTGAGTAGGTGCGACGTAAAATACATGACCCTTACCTGCCTGTAATGCGTTAACAATTAACAACCAAGCAGCTAGTCTAGACTTACCTGTACGTCGTCCTGCCGCAACTATTTTAAACCGTGTGTCATCTCCCCAAACATCTTGCTGCCACGGAAGAAGTTCAATATCTAAATCCACTAATACGTCCACATAACGGGTGTTGTTCCGCGTGTATCAACGTGTATAAAGTCGTCTGCAATGCCTATTCCTGTAAATCCTAGTTCAATAGCCTTTGTTACCAGCTTAAGGCGAAACACGGCGTTTGTTATTTTTATATCCGCCGCGATGCCCTGAGCGTGAGTACCGGGTACTTCTTTCTTAGCCTCTATCGGATGCTCAGTTGGGTGTCTGAACCCACTGGTGATTGTGAAAGGAAACCCGCACTCTTCTCTCAACTGATCTATCTTCTCTAGGAAATCCTTTTCCATGTTGTTATGCCCAGTAACTTGACAATTAAACTCTGAAGGATCAAAATGCTTAAGATTCATCTACTACTTCTCCTTCAATGATTGTAGGTTGTTCAACGTCTACAGCACCAACACCGCTAATGTTGATCTGAATGGCACTCCTACCACCATCCTTAACAATATCCTTCTCAAAAGCCGCAACAGGTAGTATTCTGTCCATAACAAGCTTCCAAGCAGCCGCTTGATTCTTATGATCGTGGTCTAACGCAGCATCAAAGATGGTATCAAGCACCTTCCGCGACTTCGGGGATGCTAACATACGTGCTTTGTATTCGTTTATGACAGCAGCGTCACCCTTCGGGCGACCAACAGCGTTGCGACTTCCTTTTTTAACAGATGAAACATCACTTTTACGCGGTCTTCCACGCTTTCGGCGAGGAGGATTATCAACGTCTGACATACATACCTCTTTAAAGTCTCTTTAAAGTTTCGTTACCGTGCTTATATGTCATACATTTAATAATTATCATATAATATTTATCTTATACAGCGCGGTAAAGAATCTTTAAAGACATAATATACTATTTATTGTACCATACTTTTAGGGATTTGTCAAGCATTATTTTAAATAAGATTACATTGCCCTTTAAACTGTACCAGCACGGTCCAGATTCTGCACTGCGTATGTTATTGATTTATATGGCGTTTCTTGTTAGATAACTAGGGGTTGTTTTTAGGTCTAATTTGACTCTTTTTTGTATCTAGGTGGGTACTATAAACACATCACAGCTACATTTACCCTCCCCGGTGCCTTGTTCTGTATAGATTTGTGTTGTTCTTCGTTGATCTTTACTGTATCTCCGCACTGTCTGTTTAGATCTGCAAAGGTGAGGTGTGAGTGTCTAGGTTGGACCATCACAGGTACACTATAGACCTGTATAGATAAACAGTATTGACACTGTATCGTCATTATGTTAGGTCAGAGCATATTCATATCGTGAATGGTTTTGCATTTAAGTATTCAGAAATAAAATGAACAGGGTCTTGTATTCCTCAAAGCCTTCACCTAAAGTTATTGACATGGCGACGGGGAGCCACAATCCCGCGAGGCGCAATCCTCTCAGAACTAACCGGCTGTCAAAGCCCCTGCGCGGATGCCCGCAAAGGATCAGGCGAGTAACGTAAGACCAACCACGCCATCAGTGGGTTTTTAACGGTGGGCGTTGCAGCGAGTAAGTAGCGGTAGCGTGGGCGTACTGTCTGAGGGTATCCAAAGACACGTAAACGAACTACGGCAAACACTCAAACACACGGACGCAGACGACTCACCCAAACCGTAGCGAGTCACAGCGTGTTAGCAATGGGCAGACAATCCGGAGCGACTACGACACGCAACGTTAAAGCTACGGCAGAGGGTGGATCACTGAAGGGTATTCGCTGAGTATTCTTCACTGATTCACTAACGAGGGTTTGAGCTATGCAAACTTATGAAGATTATCAAGAAATCTCGAAAGCTTACAGAGAAACAAACGATTGCACCGTTCGTGGCCTAGCGTCTTTGTTTAACTGCTCTTACGGCTTAGCGCATCGCAAGCTTAAGAAGTGGGGAAGACCTCACAGACGCGGAGCGTCATGGAGTACCGTAGAGCGTGCGACTGAGGAGCTATCAAGAATAACCGGAAAGACTGTCAAGGTGGGCGGTTATCCGCAAATGTTAGCCAGCACAGCGAGGCTATACGGTCACAAAGCACTGACGATTAACCAGTTTATAAAGCAACATCCAAAGGGTGTGTTTTTTTTATCCATGCGCGGTCACGTCGCCACGCTTCGGGATGGTGTCTTGTATGACTGGACACAGGAAAAAGGAAAGCGCAAGTTAGTTACGGGTTACTATCGAATCAATGAGGGTTAAACAATGACAGAAGGACAGATGAAAGCAGAGATTGGAAAGATAAAAAACAGGCTAGACGCGCAAGAGCAGTTAAACAGGGAGCTTTTGCGACGCATTGAGATGTTAACCGAAGACGTGCGAACATTAACGACAGCGTTTATTAAACAGGAGACAGCGAAATGAACGAAGAACAAAAGAACATTTTAGACAGACTTAAAGCCACGTTAAAGGCTCGTAGCTTTGCGCGGACAAACGCGCTGATGGCGGTAGTTGAGGACGACCCTGTCGAGTTTCAACGCATCGCCAACATGCACGAAAGGATGCTCGATCACGCTGTGTTTTTGCTGGCTGACGAGATAAATGTTATTGATCCTAACGGCGGGTTAGTTAAAGGAGTTGTTTCACCGATAAGACAGGCAGCCGTTGACATGATAAGGGAGATTCGATAATGACATACGAAGAAGCAATGGAAGGTCACGCAGTATCGTTAAAGCAAGCCAAGGCGGAGGTGTTAGCGCATGGCATAGACTGGGCTGACTTTGTTGACGAGGTAGGCGATAAAAAGGTTTACTACTCGAACGAAATTCTTGAATGGTTAGGATACTAAGGAGAAACAAACATGAAAAACACAATCGACTACAACCATCACTGCCAGCTTGTTATTAACAACGACTATGATTATTACCAGCTAATGGTGGAGCATGTGAAGGAAGCTGATTCACGTGAGGACTTTATTGGGCGTTACGAGGGTATTGTAGGCAATCTAATGCTCAAAGGTATCAACGGATTACAGCGCGAGTTTCTTGTAAAATGTTTTAATCGAATTGACTTTGTAGAACTTGGCGGTGATTTTTATGATGAACATAAAGAGGAGGTGACAGCATGAACATCACACTAAACAAAAAAGAAAAGGAATTTGTAACGGCTTATTTTGAGGCGATGCACTGGACAGAAGAATGCGACGATAAATTGTGCGAGGAATTTAAGAGAGAACAAATTATTGAGTGTTTAGCGTTTTACGTCTCTGTTGAGTGTTACTTAAGTGATGACAACAGATCACAGGCAGGACATGATTTTTGGTTATCGCGTAACGGACACGGTACAGGGTTTTGGGATCGTGAAAGCGACGGATGTTACAAGCCACAAGTAGCGGACCTGTTACAACGTAAATGTGATTGGTTTGGAATGGTTGATGTTATTTTCGAGAACGGTGGACCTTATTATGACTGATTTAAAATACACAGCGTTATTTTGCAGGCGTGATTCAGATTACAAACGTCGGCAGCTTTGGGACGTTTACGACGCTGACAGGGACGCATTGACGTATGACGGTGACGGTCCGGTAGTTTGTCACCCACCGTGCAGGTTTTGGGGACGGTTAGGACACATGGCAGGTCGCTCAGGTAGCATGTCAGCGTCTCAGATAGCAAAAGAAAAAGGGCTTGCGCCGTGGTCTGTCGATAGAATAAGACGCGTTGGCGGGATACTTGAACATCCGTCAGGGTCAAAACTGTTTAACCATTTGCCAGCGATAGGCGAGACAGATTTTTATGGTGGTTATGTCATTGAGATTGACCAGTATGATTTCGGTCATGTCGCACACAAGAAAACAAAACTGTACATTGTAGGCGTAGCGCCTGAAGATCTGCCACCACTACCACCAAAAGACGACACGGTACACTACTGCGAGAAAGGTAAAAGACGAAGCATTGCGGGTAATGTTGCAGGGACTACACGTTGCACCCAAAAGCAAAGGGAGTACACGCCGGAAGGTTTGGTTGACTGGATAGAAAAAACACTTGACTTAATTAAGGAGCAGAAATAATGAACCCAACAATTGTTGACATTGTAGTTTTATTTAGTTTCGTACCTGTTTGGTACATCATCTTCAGCGTGTACGAACGATGGACAGACCCACGAGCGAGACGGAGACGACAACGCAAAGCACGATATAACAAACGCATGAAAGAGCTTAACAAACTTTGGAGAGCTTAGAAGCGTGACAAGTAAAAAGAAAGGCAAACAGTACGATTACTTCATGACTCAGCAGCAGATCGCTGACGCATTAGGTATCACACAGACGGATGTTAAACGAATCGAGAGCCGGGCTATTGCTAAACTCAGGCGGTCCGGTAAACTCGACAAATTCTTAGGGGCTAAAGATGGAATTTAATTTACTGTACTTTATCGCAATGATCTTTTCTGTCATCATCTTAACCGCATGGCTGACAATAGATAAGGAGAGGTGAACATGAAGCAACCAGACAACGATCATACAAAACACTTTGGCAACGACGGACCTGTCGGTAACGACGCAGAGATAATCGTGTACTACGAGCAGCACGGCCCAGCAGAGCCAGTGTTACGCATACCGTTCTGGTATTACAAAGAGGAGCTAGGAATGTTTGAACACTTTGAAGCGTCAGTACACCGAACAGCGAAGGCACTCAAGGAATCATATACGTACTGGCCTGAAGGTTACGTACACGTGCAGACAATTATCAACGACGAATATGTCAACATGATTTAGGAGGAGATATGCACATGATTGGTATTCATA